CCTGTATTTCAACTTCCTGCTGGCAATATCGTTCAATACAACTACAAAGAAGATGGCACTAAAGCAGCCAATACTATTTATTTGACAGGCGCAGGTTCTAATGAGGCTAAGTTAATCGCCACAGGAACAGATGCTACAAAGACTGCTGCGGGTTGGGCTTTGCTAGAGGATTCAATGAACTACTCCAATATCACCGACTCAACTTTGCTTGGCAATATGGCTACAGGTCAAGTCAGCGTAGTTTCCTATCCACCTCAAACAATTCAAATCGTTGCTCCTCCTTATATTGACCCCGTGTATGGCAGTTATAGTTTGGGAGATCAAGCTCGCGTAATTATTACAGATGATTTCTACCCTAGTGGCTTTGATGGTAACTTCCGCATCATTGGACTTAATGTAAGCCCCGGTGAAAACAATCAGCCTGAGCGCGTAACCTTAACTCTTACAACTACAAGCAACTAAGGATTACAAATGCCCTATGTAAATCAACCACCTGCCTTACGCGACATCTTTGCTGCTTTAGATGCTCGTATTTCAAAACTAGAAACATCAGCGCGCTTTACGATTCCTGTTGTTGCGACTGACCCAACTTATACCCGTAAGGGTGATATGTGGATTAACTCCACTTCAAATACGCTAAAAGTTGTGGACTCAGCGGGTACAATTAGAACCATAGTCCTCGTATAACCATAACCCGAAAGGGCGCAACTAATGTCAGCATCAGATTGGGCAACTATCGCCTACTCATATTTCTTTCTTCTAGTGGGGCTTGGGGCTGGATTGGGATATTTCGCAAAACATTTTGTGAAGCAACATACCGAAGATATTAAAAACGATCTACAGAAGATTATGTACGCGCTCTACAACGATGGTCAGACAGGACTGATTAACAAGGTTGATACCCTTATTGAAAAGCAACAGGAGATAAAAATAGATGTTGAAGTTCTCAAAGCAAAATCAGAATAGATTACGCTCGATCTTCCGCACTTGGTTTGAGTCTTTTCTTGTCTTTGAACTAGCCTTTCATTACACAGACCTAGTAAAAAAGTCGGTCATTATCCCAACCCTCTGCGCCGCAATAATTCCTGTGATTTTACGTTACCTAAACCCAAAAGACAGTTTCCCCGATTAAGCAGGTAAGATAAATGGATGCACACGATCAAACCGTCACGAACTCCTATGTCGTTCACTATCCACCGCATGAGCCGCGTGAAAAAGACCCGCACTACAAAGACTTTAATGCGTATAGAAAGGCTACTCACGCAACGGCAGAATGCTCTTTTGGACAGCACAGGCGGGATTTATCGGAGTGCGCAGGTCAATTAGAACTGCATCACGCGCACATTGAATTTTCTTTACAAAACGGTGTAGATTTGGCATGGCTCGAAGTTGACTATCCCGGAGTTTCCGACCCTGAACAAGTCGGTGCTTGGGTAGAATCAGCAGAAAACCTGATGTGGCTTTGCGAAAAGCACCATAGGGGCGTTGGTGGAATACATCACGCATCTGCTAGTGATTACGAAGCAGAAAAATATGTACGCAACCTCATAGGAAAGAAGGACACAAATGAAAAAACTTAACATTAATATTTCAGCAAGCAACAAGGCTCTTATTGAGCATTATGGCTACGGCGTAATTGCTGCTGGCTACGCAACTTTTCAAACAGGGCACCGCACCGTTAAGGAAGTAATTGTCGGCGCATTGGTTGGTGGACTACTTGTTCCTATTTTGGCTAAAGTCAATCCTAAGAGCCTTGTCAATGCGATCGTAAAAGACACAGGAGCGCCGGAAGCGCTAGTCGCTCCATTGGTANATAACGCTTTGTCCACCGCTAACAAAGTTGCAAAGGCAAATACAAAAAAGTAGTAATATTACGAAATAGCCTCAGCCTTTAGGGGTTGGGGCTTTTTTATTGGGGGAAAAATGGCAACAGCATTAGATATTGTGAACACCGCGCAACAGCAGGTGGGTTTTGTCGAAGGCGCAAACAACGACAATCCTTATGGCATTTGGTATGGCATGAATAATCAGCCTTATTGCGCCATGTTTGTATCTTGGGTGTTTGGGCAAAACGATCTTTCTCATTTAGTCGCGGCACAAACAACCAAAGGTTTTGCTTACTGTCCGTCAGGACTTGCGTGGTTTCAGAAAAAAGGCGCGGTAGTCAATAAATACGACGGCAAACCCGGAGACATTGTTTTCTTTTCTTTTGAGGGTAATGGGCAAGCCGACCATGTTGAAATTATTATTGCTGCTTCTAAAGATGGCATAACGACTGTCGGTGGCAATACCTCGCCCGATCATGCTTTGTCGGCGTCACAACAAAATGGTGGCGGTGTCTATCTGCGTCACCGCCCATATCTGTATGTATTGGCTATTTGCCGTCCTGATTACGAAGTGCATTTACAACCATCTACATCTCTCGGCACAAACAAAATGGTTGCGGGTGGCGTAGCGAGTGTTACGGCTCTTGCGGGTGGTGGCATGGCAGCAACACATACTGGTACCAGCGCGGTACCAACTAAACCTACAACAGTATTTACTGCTCCTGCGTGGTCAGCGAGCGCCTTTCCGCTAAAGAAAAAGACACCACAAGAACTCGCGGTTGAAAAGGCGTTGTATAAGGCTGGAGTGCTTCCTGCGGTGGCTCAAAACTCACCTTGGACATCTACTCACATAAATGCCCTCAAAGCCTTCCAGAAACGGCAAGGAAGCCCGCAAACAGGCATCGTGGACAAATCTACCTATATTGCTCTAATGAAGGAACTGCCATGATACGCGTACCGATTACTAACCCAAAAGCGCTGGCTCTCGCCTCAGGAACGGCGATGACAACTTGGACTGCTTGCGGATACGCAACCGACATTCATCATTTAATGCTGGTAGGGCTTTCTGCGTTAGGTGGGGGTTCTGTACCACACAATCCAAGCAGTAGTCCTAACGTTCAAGCAGAATCGCACATCATCACACCGTATGTAAATAATGTCGAATAATCGGCGAGTCGCGTTGGTTCTTGTTTAATAAACCATAAAATAACGCCGTTGGTCAGATACCAACAGGGTATAGCAGTCTGGGTTGCGAGTGATATTCAACCCTTAGAAACCCTCGTCATAAAAAGGCGAGGGTTTTTGCTTGGGCGTGTCTTGACTCGCTTCTCGACATCTTTCTGGTTATTCTTCTCGCATGGGACTCTCTGAATCTATCGAAAAGCATCGTCGCAAAACCACCGCACTCTGCACTCTACAAAACATCATAGATATGCTCTCAGCGCCTGATCGTGAGGCTTTGCTAAAGGCTATTAAAGATGACTTACCAACAAGCACCTTAGTCGCAGCACTACGGGGCGAGGGTTATTCAATTGCTGAATTAACATTTACAGCCCACAGAAACGGTAAATGTAAATGTCCAAAAGACGAGTAGACGAAGTATTAGAAGAACGCCAAAACATCTACGGTGACGCTGAACATAACTTCACTAAAGTCGGAAAAATTTGGGGAACACTTTTACAAACAGAACCAATCCCCGCATGGCAAGTCGCTTTATTGCTAGATGCGTATAAAACCGTTCGTTGTTTCGCTAATCCTATTTGGGAAGATAGTTGGGACGACAAAATTGGATACACGATTCACGGACGCAAAATAGCGATGGCTACCGAAGAATGACACTTAAAGATCAGTTAGATAATTTGCCTGAAGGAGTTGAATCTAACGATGTGAAAGAGTTGCGCCTCGCGTTGGTGCGAACACAAAAGAAGTTATCGCAAACTCGACAGAAGGTTGATGATTTAGTCGAAGCGACACACAATGCTGCTTATTCCGCACAGTTAGCGATCGGGCAGATACCACCGATTCCTTTACCTAAGATAGACAAAGTAAAGGGTAAGCCCGAGGTCGCGCTCATGCACATGACCGACTGGCAGGGCGCTAAGAAAACACCTTCATACGATTCTGAAGTTATGCGCACGCGCGTTCTCGAATACATGGAGAAGGCTGTAAAGATTACCGAAGTACAACGAGCCGATCACCCTGTCAATGAAGCGGTGATTATGTTCGGTGGAGACATGATTGAAGGTTTATTCAATTTTCCGGGACAAGTGTTTGAGATAGATTCAACTTTATTTGAGCAATATGTCAATGTTTCTCGTTTATGCGTAGATGTTGTGCGTTATGCCCTTGCTCATTACCACAAAGTTACGGTTGTTCCTGAATGGGGCAATCACGGAAGAATAGGAAGTAAACGCGACAATGTTCCTCGTAGCGATAATTTTGATCGTATGTGTTATGAGTTGGCACGCCAATTATTACAAGGAGAAAAACGGCTTACTTGGCAAGAGTGTCCTGAAGATATACAGCGTGTTGAAATCGGCAATTACAAAGCACTTTTAATTCACGGAGATGAGGTAGGTCGCAATGGATTTGCAAGTCCGGGAGCAATCGTTCAGCACGTCAATCGTTGGCGCTCAGGGTCGTACGCTTGGGAGTTTAGAGATGTCTACATCGGTCACTACCACACTCATGCCGAATGGAGCATGGCAAACGGTCAAGGTAGTGTCTATCAGACTGGTTCAACAGAATCAGAAAACAGATACGCATCTATCAATCTTGCCTCTAGCGCAACACCGTCACAACGACTTCATTTCGTCGATCCAGTAAAAGGCAGGGTAACGGCTAGTTACAAGATTTGGTTAGATTAAATGTGGTCTTGGGTGTTAGCGGTAGTCGGTTGTACAGGTATTTTTTTTGTAGGTAAAAAGACTTTATCAGGCTGGCTTATCCTCATGCTCAATGAGTGTTTATGGTTAATTTACGCAATAACTACCCGCCAATACGGCTTTATCCTTGCTTCGGTAGGATACGGTGCTATTTACATCAAATCCTATTCGGAGTGGCGGAAATGACAACACTTGCGGCAATACAGGGTGACGGTTGGTGCGTGCTTGGGGCTGAATCCAAGACAACAGACGAAGATGGCAGTTTTGGTTTCACTATCGATTCTAAAATCTTTACTAACGGACCTGCGCTTATTGCTGGTTCGGGTTCGGTGCGTGGATTAAATATTCTTGAACACGGTTGGACAGCGCCACGCTATCGAGGAAGTTCGCCTGAATATTATTTAACTCGTTATTTCATACCGTCAATGCGTAAAGCAATTATCGACGCCGGAGCAGAAATTAAGTCAGACGACAAAGTTGCTTCATTTGATAGCGGGTTGCTAGTCGCAATCAGAGGAATAATTTTTTCTATCTCTGACGATTACTCTTGGGATAAAACTTCAGACCGTGTATATCGCGCCGGAAGCGGGGGAGATTACGCTCTAGGTGCATTAAAAATGTTAAAGGCAGATAAAGCAAAAAACTCAAAAGAAGCAGAACGATTAATTGCAATGGCAATCGAAGTCGCGATTTCATGTGATATTTATTCAGGTGGTCAGATCGTGACTGCTACGCAATACGCTTAATCTTCTTCGTCTAAATCCTGTTCCAAAATACGCATAGGGTCGATCTGATTTTCTTTGGCTGCTAGTAGCGCCCCGATAAATACGACAGAAGCACGGTTGGCAGCGTCGGTGAGCGCGTCAGGGTGGTTCGCGTCGCACTCTACTTCGACGGTCAAGGCGTACAAGGTGATAGTTATTTTGGTCATGCCCAATCCTCTCACTTATTACTCGCGACTCGCTAATCGGTTCAATCCTTGCTTTTTGGTAATACGAGGGGCAGAATTGCCCCACTCGGAGCAACCGCTCCCCAACAGAAAGGCTAGTTATGGCTGGCTTCAATCCACAAGAATACGATCAAGTTCACGACAGATTACCTAAGTTCTGGAAAGAACACAAAGACGGCAGAGTTCTCACTGAACTTGTCTTTCATGATGATAGACGCTTTATAGTCAAAGCAGAGATTTATTTTGACCGTGAAGATATGACGCCAGTTGCGACTGGTCTAGCAGAAGAGATAGTTGGCGTTGGAATGGTGAATAAAACTTCTGCGCTAGAAAACTGCGAAACAAGCGCAATCGGCAGAGCGCTCGCTAACTGTGGTTATGCTGGTAGTAAGCGTCCTTCACTCGAAGAAATGGAAAAGGTAGAACGGTACGCAACCGCACCACGCAAACCTGCGACTCCCTCTATCAAGCCAACAGAAGAACAGATTAAAAAAATAACCAAGTTGTATGGCGATATCGCGGTTACTAGCAATATTCAAACTTTACGCGATTGGTTAAAGTCGGAAGCCACTCTTTTGGATTTACCCGTAGGCGGTACAACCGTCCGAGATGCGCTCACTAAAAAGGCTGAGAGCCTAAAGTGAACACCGACCTACAAGATCGCTTGTCTAAAATCATAAGCGAAAAGGTAACTGACCCGATCACTCCTTATGCGGGTAATTCGGGTTGGTCGGGTTCTGAAACTAGCAGAGAGCGTGCTATTCGAGAAGATGAAGACGGCACAACTTCCAAACGACAGAATGACGCCTTAAATGCTTTATTCGATACAGGTGAGAAGGGTTTAACTTGGAACGAATTAGCAAAATGGTATGAATGGCATCACGGACAGGCTTCAGGTGTCCTATCAGTTTTACATAAGGCTAATCTAATCGTGCGCTTAAAAGCCCGTAGGAATAAGTCTGCGATATATGTCCTACCTAATTACATAAACGGAAGAGAAATAAGCGAGCGCAAGGTTAAGACTTGCGGGAATTGTGGTCATCAACTATGAGTAACGCAGTAATTATTAAAGCAGACGGAACAAAAGAACTAACAGACAATTATGAATTAGCAGATTTACAAAAAGTTGTAGGCGGTTTGATTGAATGCGTAACTTTACATAAAAGACTTTATGTAGATATGTGGGTCAACGAAGAAGGCAAATTAACTGGATTGCCTCAAAACCCAATCGCAACCGCATTGTTTGTAGATGAATACGGAACCCGCGATGTTATTTTGGGTGATGTCATTATTACAGGCGGGGTAGACCACGAAGGCGAAACTCAACCGTTAAATAGCGAACAAGAAAAATGGTTAATGGATTACAGCGATAAGGTATATCTATTATGAGCGATAAGCAAAAGAAGTTCGAACCAAGCATGGGTTGGATAGTTGCCATCAACCATCAACAAGTTTCGGTTGCGCGAGTCGCCGAAGAATTAGAAATGAACCCAATAGAGTTGGGGCAAGCGTTAGAGCGCGCGGGGTACAAGTTAGAGCCTGACCCATACGATCTATCAGCCGATACATGGAAAGTTCTAGACATAGAGAAAAAGAAGTTAGAGGTGGTTAAATGAGTTTATGGTCTGACGCTAAAGAAGTTGCTTGGACGCATTTACGCTATGGCAAGCCAACACGGTTGCTGATTGAAAATACTTTATGTCGCTTGCGTGGACACAATGGCGATAAGTGGATTTGCTGGCGCTGCTTTAAGGAATATCGCCGATGAGCACGGTAGTAACTCCGGCGCAGATTGAGAAGCGCCTATACGACTTGTCGAAAGAGATCGACGATGTACACGCATATTCTGAAAAGGTTGAGAAGCATTATTTTGAAACCAAAGCAGCGTATGAAATTGGTTTAGCGAAGTCACGCATGAAGTGGGCGTCTGTATCTTCCCCGACAGGAAAGAACTACACCGTTCAGGAACGCGAGGACATGGCTTTATTAGAGAACGAAGATCTACATTTTACAATGGGCGCTGCGGAAGCCACGGTGCGTTCGGTTCGCGCCAATATTCAACGCATAAGAACACAAGTAGATATCGCTCGTTCGATCGGTACATCTGTCAGAGTTGCGATGGAACTTTAATGGCTGAAGACGCTTGGGAAGATATCGGTTCAACTATTTATCAGGGTTGGATAGCGTCGTATATGCGCACTTACAACTGTTCGAGAGAAGTCGCGGAACACGCGATTAACGATTTCTACCGTAAATTGGAACAGGAAAATAATGGCTGATATTTCGAAGATGTTATCCCGATCTCTCACAGGTTGGGATAACAACCGCGCTCGCTCTAAACAAGTTGAGGTTGGTCCGTCATCTTTAGGTGGATGTAAACGCCAAACTTGGCACACACTAAAGCAAACACCCACCGTCAATTTCGATACCGAATCTTTAGCGGCAATTCTTGGAACTTTTATCCATGCTGGCGTAAGTGACGCTATCAAGAGAGAAGACCCTTTTGGCGATAATTTACTTATTGAACAAGAGTTTTCTCATCAAGGCTTAAAAGGGCATTGCGATTTATTCATTATTGACGAAGGTATAGTCGTCGATTGGAAAACAACCACTAAGAAAAACTTGCGTTATTTTCCTAGCCAACAACAACGCTGGCAGGTGCAGGTTTATGGTTGGTTGTTGTCAAACAACGGGTACACCGTCAATCAAGTTGCGCTCGCAGCAATTCCACGCGACGGACACATGAGCGAAATCAGGGTTCATATAGAACCTTACGACCCTTTTATCGCGGCAGAAGCAACAGACTGGTTAGGCGACATTGAAAAAATTGTAGAAGATGACGCGCCACCACCAGCGCCGGAAAAGCACGCTTCTTATTGCGCCATGTACTGTCGTTATTTTGACCCGACGGGAGTGAGTGGATGCCCAAGTACGACGATGTAGATTGGAAAAATGCTGCGTGTTTTCAAATGCCAACGACTCTTTTCTATGCGTATGAAGAGAGTCGGGATGTTCAAAAAGTTTTGTCGACGGATGTATTTCGGAATATTTGTCTTACTTGCCCGATTTGGAAAGAATGTTTAACCTATGCCCTTTCTTATGAAAATTATGGGATTTGGGGCGGAACAACAACGCACGAACGAAACGCATTAAAGCAGGGAGTTTTTACACCTTTGGTTGAGAAGGTAGTAGCAGATTTTGATGAACGCGGAATTACATTCGAGGAAATATTGGAGGCATTGCGTGAGTATTCGAATCATGAGCGAAGTGTGGCGGACACCATTACAGACAAGCGAAAAAATGGTTCTGCTAGTCATAGCCGACCACGCGAGTGACGACGGGGATAACTCTTGGCCAAGCCAGCAGACAATAGCCACGAAAGCGAGTTTGTCTGTACGCACCGTTCAACGAGTCATTAACGATTTAGTCGCACAAGGTTATTTATGGAGAAGCAAGGGTGCTGGCGGTTCAGCGAACTGTCGAGATGACCGCCGTCCGCATTTATACAAAGTTAATCTCAATAAACTACGGGGCGTCAATTTGACGGGGCGTCACCCTGACGCAAACGAGGCGACATCTACGACGTCTACGGGGCGTCACCAGCGACCTATGAATCATCCTTTAGAACCATCCTTAAAAACACNCGATTTGTTCGATGAGTTTTGGAANATTTATCCAAGGCGAACGGCTAAAGGTGCGGCACGAAAAGCATGGGAAAAACTGTCACCTGATCTTTATGCGGAAATTATTGAAGGTGCTTCCCGATTTGCGGCAGACCCGAATCGAGATGCGACTTTCACTCCGCACCCTGCGACATGGCTCAATGCGGAACGGTGGCTAGACGAACCACTACCACCAAAACGGTTGGAGAATGCCCCGAGAGGCATTATCACGACACCGACCATAGTTCCGCCTAAGTTCAGTGCTGATGAGTTCCCTAAAGGAGTTCCGATGCCTGAAGGATTGCGCGACATTCTGAAGCGAGTGTGACGGCAATGACGGCAATGACGTCTATCAGCGGATATTGCGGTTGCTCAAATTACGCGTAAGCATTACACTTTATAGTGACCGATCTCACGATAGGGGGTGATTATGACCCTTGCTCACGTAAAGCCGGAGCAGGTTGAATTAGGCGACCGCATTTTGGTTGGTAATAAAACTTGGACGGTAAAATCTTTTTCATCAGATTACAACCGCGCATACGATTTTTATTTAGAAAATGAAACTGGAAGCACGCACGAAGTATTTGCAGACGAAGTTACAATCGTAAGATGATCGAATTTCGCGCTGACGGTGTTCCCGTACCCCAAGGGAGCATGAAAGTAATTTATGGGCGCGTTTTGCATTCTCAGGGGTCGGCTCTTGCCGTATGGCGCTCTACTGTCGCTTGGCACGCCAAACTCGCTGGCGCAAAGCCTTCAGAAGGCGCAATGGAAATTCAGATGGTATTTATCATGCCAAAGCCAAAGACCGTCAAAAGGGCATATCCAACCGTTGCACCTGATTTAGACAAACTGGTCCGAGCAGTACTCGACGCTCTTACTGGAATTTGCTACTTAGACGATTCGCAAGTAACAGACATACGCGCGAGTAAGGTCTATGGCAGTAGTACTGGAGTAGAAATACGCCTTACTCAAAAATATTTTTAGGGTACTACTCGCGAGTCGTAGTCAAAACGTAATACGTCAGGCAGAATTATCTCACTCGGGTCAGCAAGACCCCCCAAGAAGTGAGGCAAGAAATGAAATACAAATGTTTCAACTGCGGTAAGGCATTTGAAAAGCAATATCAGATGCTATTACATTACGATTTTCACAAAGGCGAAACTATTGTGCGCGAAGCAGGTTGTGTTTGTGGCGCAGGATACGATGTTCGTTGCGGTAAGTGCCTTGATTGTGGCACCGTCCATTCAGCAGGGTGGGTGCTTGCCTAATGTCTATTAAATATGCGACTTGTAAAAAATGTAATGTTGGAAATCTTGTTTGGGTTTTCAGCGCTAAGGGCAAATGGTATTTAAGCGACCCCGCTGCGGTTTCAACAACTTATGGTGGAAATAAAACGATTCCGTTTGCTCACAGGTGTAGAAATCCTAGAGTGGGCGATTGTGATTATCACGAAGATGACAAAGGAGTGGATTCAAATGCCTAATTACGCATCCGCTTTAAAACTTTACCGTTGCTCAAACTGCGGTGACGAATATCAATCTCTTCATGCTTATCAACATTCAGTTCTTGGAATTGTATGCGACGACTGTCTCAATGTTCCGGTCACAGAAAGTAAGTGGGCATAATGAGCCAAAAAGTAACTGTTCGTTTTCAAGCAGAAATAGATAATTCATTGGGCGATGGCGAAGTAACTAATTTTGAATACTTCCTCAAAGACCTTTTAAAGACTGCGGTCATGCCAGCGCTCAACGCTGAAATCATTATCGGTTCTCTAGAAGTAAAGAAGGCTCGCAAATGAACAAAATCAAACGCATCAAGGCTCGTGAATACGCTTGTAAAGATTATTACATTCTTTATATGGCGGAAGAAAAATTATGGTATGTCGGTATTCATACCGATTCTGGTAGCAGTCATCTCGAAGATTTTACCAAGTACCGGAATGCACGCGAATATGTATTGCGTCAAGCCAATAAGGAGGCAAATTAAATGAAATTTACAAAGAAACAATACAAATTTTTAGAGGAATTGTTTGATCTTGCTACCGATGAACTTATGTTCAATGGCGAAGCCAAAAAAGTAGAAAAGGCTTACAAATTACTTGCCGAGATAAAGGAGTCAATATGAATAATGTTTATTGTGCTTTGTGTGGTACAAAAGGCGGTTGGGTCAATCGTCTAGGTGCTTATATCTGCTCACCGTATGGCGATGTGCTTTACGAGTGTGAGTGGTGTGCTTCGGGAGCGCGGGTGTCCGCATGAGAATGCAACCTAAATATGTACGCCGCCGTCGCATTGCGTCAATCATTATCGGCGCAGTTGTCCTCGTGATTGCTTATTACTTGATAAACCATATTTGGTGGACAGGTAGTGGGTATTGCTGGGGCACTATGGAGAAGTGTGTAGGACTATGAACCCAACGTCACAAGCAATTATTGACGCATCTCGCCTAGCAACTAATCGCCGTTGGCTAGAAGCATGGAACGCGAAAGTGGCTTACTGCCTAACGTGTTCCGGCGATTATCCTGACGATCAAGCGATATTTATTGACGGCACGGAGCATTGCCCGCTATGTAAATCTGATTACGGCAAACGTTATTACTACTGTGATGCGCATGGTAGTCCTGATGATGATTGTGAGAGATAATGAAGAAGAAAATAATTATTGGAGCAGTATTACTAACCGTTATATCTGTCGCGCCAGCGATGGCAGATGTGTATGTCGCGGTAGACGCTAGCGGTAACGCCGTAGGGCAGGCGATTATCTGCGATGCGCAGACTTGCGCTAAGGGTAGTTTATTTAGTCAAATGACTTTACCTGCCGGAGCGCACTATGCGTTACAAGGCGTTGGTATTGGTTATGGACAAGGCGCTGGACAAGGCGCTGGCAAAGTGTCGGTCGATGAAACCACAGGCGTATGGTCTGTTAATCAAACAAATACCAATACTAATCCTGTAACTGGCGCGATAACGCAAACAAACACCGTACAGACTTTCACTCCTACAAATCCAACTCGCGTAGTCGTATCTCAATCTGTGACTCCTATTACGCCACCAACCATAGTAACGCCATCCGTTAATAATTCGGCGCTCACTCAACTGTTGGCTCTTATTCAAGCGCTCATCCAGCAGTTAGGTCTGCGCTAATGGCTAACTACGAATACGAATGCGAGTTAGACGGCATATTTACTATCGAGTTTCCGATAGGTACTGCTCCGGAAATTGCTCCCTGCGGTATTTGCGGCGACAAGATGAATCGCAAATTTTCTTCTTTCCGTCCAATATTCAAGGGAGATGGGTGGGGTGGTAGCAAATGAGCGGTTTAATAGATAACGAAAAGTTATTACGCGAGAAGATCGCTAAAGACCTTGAAGCCTTAGAAACACCAACAGGTATTTCTTCCGATTGGTATGCGGCATCTAGCCGTACCAAAATGGCTGCGATTGCCATAGTGAAACACGGGTTACAAAATGGCTGAATACAATGGTTGGAAGAATCGTGCGACTTGGAATTGCGCTTTATGGATAAACAATGATGAGCCTTTATACCGAGCCGCAGTTGAGTTTATGAAAGACTACAAAGGCAATACGCCGTATAAATCTTTCTGCCGTGAGTCAGGATTAGATGTTCAGCGAACACCCGGCAATATTTTGTGGGTCAGTCAAATTCTTGATTATCAAGCGTTGAACGAGATGATGTTGGAACTAGCACCGGAAGGAGCGCGCAATGTCCAATAAACCTAAAGAACGAATCAAAAACTACCTAACAGAAGCGTCTATCAACTTTCAGAAAGCAGTTGAATCAGATAGCGGTGAACTGATGTGGGCAGTTTTGACAAATTGCCATAGCACGATACAGGGATACCAAGAAGCCGCAGAACTCGTTATGTTCGCTGAACAGAGTGACGCAATAGCCAAACAACTAAAGAAAAGAGTCAGCAAATGAACGAAATAGCATTCTTGATGTGGTTGGAATTGGCTGAGGCTGATCTATTAAGCGCACTGGCTTATCTCTACGGGGGAATGTGATGGATACAGATTACGAAATTGTGGTGAAATGCGTACATTGCGCTCAACCATTTATGATTAGAAAAAGCGAAATACGCGCAACTAATTATTGCTGGAACTGCAAATGACTATTATCGAAGTATGCGAAGAGTTTGATTGCAATTACCGCATTATCCATGAAGTCAATACTGACGGTTATATGGTCAATGGGGTTGTAGTCAAATCCCCAATTAACGATTTGATGTTTAATCATAATTTATACCTACACATGAAAGGAACAAAATGAAAAAGTGTGCTTATCGTATTCATTTAGTTGAATACAAAACTGAAAAGAGCGCCCCTGAAGAATGCGATTTTCACTACGACACCGCTATCGAGGCGGTTTACGCTTACGATAAATTCAAAGACTCCAATGGCGCTTACAAGCGTGTAGTCACCTTTATGGGCGCGGCAGGAGATAATGCGTTTAAACACCTTTATGCTGACACGGTCGTCAAAGCGGTTCTCTAATCATCCTGCCAAGGCTGGTCATGATGGCTCCTTACGCCTAGCCAGACCTGCGACCCCACCTCGACCCCCTACCTATCTAGGGGGTTTGGGTCTAGAATGTTACCGTCCAGTATCTCCCGAAAGGAACTGAAAATGGATAAATATCTAAACATAGAAGACTCGAATATCGTCCGTCATAATTGCGGAAATTGGATTTACACAGGCAAATCTTGCGGGGTTTGCAAAGATCGGAGCAAGGACTCCGAATAAAGATTCGGCACAAAATCCTTGTAACAGCCTTGATGGTTGGATTTTGTGGAAATGTTGGCGCTCAGGCAGCACACGCACCTAAAATGAATTACGAGATGCACCCAAAGGCATACGCCAAAGTGTTAGTGCTAGGACAATGGGGTAGTCGTAAAGAGTTTGTTTGTCTTGATAAATTGTGGACGCTAGAGAGCCATTGGAACCCTAAAGCCTTGAACAAATCTTCCGGTGCTTACGGTATTGCTCAATTTATGCCGTCTACTTGGGCGCATTATCACGCGCCTTACCGCCCTAAGTCGGCTTTGCTTCAAATTACATTTGGGCTAAGATACATTACAGTTCGCTACACGACTCCTTGTGAGGCGGTGAAGCACGAAAGAAAGCAAGGGTGGTACTGATGAAACAGATTATTGTTGAAACGGTCATTCAACGTGCGAACGGTTATTGTGAAACTTGCGGTGGTGTTGCCAAAGAAAGCATGGCTCTGCATCACCGTAAATTAAAATCACGCGGTGGCAAAGACGAAATATCTAATCTAATTTGGATACACCACGGTTGTCACAATCTAGACACAAATAGCATTCACGCTAACCCTGCTATAGCAGAGTCAAAAGGGTGGATGGTTGGGTCATGGCAAGAACCGGAAGAAACACCGATGGTTTATGCTGACGGCTCAATCGTATTACTAAGGCAAGACGGGAACATACAACTACTGGAAGGCAAATCATGAATCAAATAACAATAACAGGCAATGTCGGAGCAGACCCAGAACTAAAAATGGTGAAGGACACAACTCTTGCCGAGTTTTCTTTTGCCCATACGCCTTATAGCAAGACTAAAGGAGAAGGCGAAGCAATTTGGTTCAAAGTCACTTTTTGGAATTCTAAAGCAGACTCAGTTATGGATAGTGTTCGCAAGGGAGACCGCCTTGTAATTACAGGTGAATTTACAGAATCAAAGTGGGAGAAAGACGGCGTACAAAAAAGCCGTATCGGTATTACAGGCAGCCTATTTGCTCATGAACCTAAAACGCCTAGAAATGCTGCTCCTGTTGTCAGGAGCGTACACGAAACAGAGGAAGCGCCTTGGTAGATGAACTTTGGGATTCTGAGCAGACTGCCAAATATCTCAACATAAACGTGAATAATCTGCGTCAAATTCAGCATAGAAAAACGTTGGTATGGCGTAAAAGGGTTTGGCGATCTGTTTATTATTCAGCCGATGAAGTCCGTGCCTACGCTGACAAGCGCAAGAAACGAAATAACGGCTAATGTTGGACGGTGCAGATAGAAGAAGAAGTGACGATAGAAGAACTGGACGAAGCCATGCAGCATATCCAGACGCTTCTAGCCGACCCACGCCTAATTCCAAGGCGCAAACTAATTCTTCTATCGAGCCTAGACGACTTGTTAGACGCTAGATTAGAAATGGTAGAAAAGGCAAATAAAATCGCATCAGGGGGTAATAATGGAAATTAAAACAGTTACGTTAAACGAGATCAAGCCATACGCAAAAAACCCACGCAAAGGCAATGTAGACCTGATCGCTGAGTCTTTATCTAATTATGGGCAATACAAACCAATCACCGTCAATTCACGCACCAATGAAATTCTCGCTGGTAATCACACGTACGCAGCAGCCCAAAAACTGGGTTGGAACAAAATAGCCGTTACTTACATAGATGTAGATGACGCAACCGCAGCCAAAATTGTTGCGATTGACAATAAATCTTCCGATTCCGGCGTTTACGACACAGAGAAACTTTTGGAATTGCTAGGCGATCTACCTGACTTAGAAGCAACAGGATACGAACAAGACGATCTTGATAGTTTGCTTGCGTTGTTAGATGAAGTGGCGACTCCGGGTCTTGGCGCAGATATCCACCTCGCTCCACGCGTTGGCGAAACTGGATTAAGCAATGTGACTATCGGCACATCTTTAGGCGAATACGCTGAACGATACGCACAAAAACAAACTCGTATGCTTATGATGGATTACGAAAATACTCTTTATGTGTGGTTGGTTGATAAACTTAGCGCATACCGCGCACAACATGGGATTATCACCAATGCTGACGCGATAGTAAAACTAATCGAAGATGTATTTAACGAGAAGGCACCGAAAGATGAATCTATCTGAATTACCAATACACCGCGTTAAGCGTGTAATGACTGATGAAGAAGCCAGCACAGTTGTTGGAACAATGGTTGAAAATCTAGAAGCCAACTGTACGGAAGCAGGTATCTATATTGACGCAGACACCGAAGAACCATTCTTGGCTTACTTCCCAATGGAAGAAGAAGTTAATCTCCTCAGAAGATCAGTCCTCAACATTAAGTACGGAAGTACGAAACGTCAAAGTCTTGGTATCGAAAACTTATCCCGTACTTTCGGCATGGCGCCACGCAAGGTCTATCAACGCAGAGAGTCTTGCCGTCCCACAACTCTTGCCAACGAACAACCTAACGAACACGCCGTTCTAATTGCATTTGCCGAGAAGTTTGCAAGAATGTTCAAAGAGTTTGCTCCTGATATTTTTACGCACGATGTAGAAAATCTATCCGAAGCAGGACTAGACAACGAATGGCGCATGACTGATGACGCTTTATGGACTAGTGGCGTTGTAAATAAATCTTCTACTTTGCCTTATCACCGTGATGGGTTTAACTTTGCCACATGGTCAGCAATGCCTGTTATTCGTCGCGACATGAAAGGTGGTTATCTAAACTTTCCTGAATACGACCTCACTTGCTCTTGTCGTGACGGATGGGTTTTATTCTTTCCGGGATATAAATATGTGCATGGCGTAACACCTATGACTCCTACAAAAGAAGATGCTTACCGTTATTCAATCGTGTATTACGCGCTACGCGGCATGAAAGATTGTTTTACTTATGCCGTTGAAACTGCTCGCGGTGGAGAAAATCGTACAAAACGAGAAGAACAAATGGTTGCTGTACTCAAAGGCGAATCAGAGTTGCAGGTTAAAAGTAAGCAATGAAGATCGGATACAGGCGTGTATCTGGAAAACTACCTCTTACCGTAGACGAAGCAGGTGCTAGAGGTACATGGCTAGAAAAACGCCGTGCGCTCATACGCAGCCTAGAAGATCGTGGTCATACTTTTGCTTATTTATCTGACCCAACTGCTAATAGCCTAAACGCAGGGTTTCATAAGCAAGCACTCGCTGATTCTGAATTACTCATGTTGGAGTTCGGTGGCAACAACCTGATGTTCAACAAGAAAGCATGGGAAGAAACCTTTGCTCTTATTAAAGAACACAAAGGCAAAATTGTATTTTTATGTGACGACCCTGATCTGCCATTTTTATGGGCTGAATTAGCAGATGAAGACTGGTCACGATGGACTATTGCGGCTAACGCAACTGAAACAGAACAAGTGCGTCAAAAAATTAAAGTGCCAGCAAAAGCCGAAGTTATAGATATGGCATTTCACGCACTATTGCCACAGCGTGAGTTCGCTGACGGACAAAATTCAACAGCAATTTATTACGGCAGACCAAACGGCAGAAATAAAATCTTGCAACCTTTCCTATCTAGTGGCGCACTGACCGTTGCTGGCAAGCAAGAAGAATGGGGAGATGTCACTTCCTTACCGCCACCGGAACAGAAGAACCGTGTTGAGTTTTATCGCCAATGGAGAGCGTGCTTAGCAATTTACGACGGTAAGCACAAAGACACAGGTTGGCGTACAGGCAGGGCATACCACGCTCTTATGGCTGGAATACCTGTAGCAGCCCCCACAGGCAATCCTGCGCTCGCTTGGACATATCCGACAGACACTTCTAGCCAACTTGGCAACCTATTGCGAATGTCTACAGAATCCCGACAAGCCTTACATGCAGAACAGATTAAGAACTCATATTTCGACATAGACATAGCCTTCCTCAAACTTGGCTTATGATCGGGTACGACATAGATGGCGTTCTAGCGTCTAAGCCTTTACCTAGCGATAAAAAGTGGGGAAGGATGAACGGTGCGGAGCGTAGAGCCTACAAAGATGGGTTACTGAAGCAATACGCTGAAGCCTCACCTCTCCTAATTCCGACAGAACCTTTTATAGCCATAAGCGCCCGTAAAGAAGAACCTACAATTAGGGCAATAACGACTAATTGGCTAAAAAACAGATACGGCGACCTAGTGCTGGGGATTGCCTTACTGCCTATGAGCAGATCAGTGGAGAATGTAGTCAAGTTTAAGAACGCAGCCATAGTGAATTATCAGATTACGGTATTTACCGAGGACAATAAAAAAATACTAAAAGGCTTACATGAGAACGATTGCCCTGCCAGTTTATTCTTTTGGGAAGCAGGCATGAGCGAGCCAGTTGCGTATCCTATTTCCTGAGATAAGGTATACGTATGACAGGAAATATCAAGCAGCCTGAACCCGAATTGCTGGAGCGCGAAGAAAGCGTTATCCAATTACGTAAAACAGGTGCAACTTGGGAAATGATCGGTAAGGCGCTTGGGTATGCAGGTGGCTCAGGTGCTTACAAGGCTTATCAACGTGCCGCACAACGGCGTGTCTATCCTCTTATTGACGAATACAGGGACATAGAACTCGAATTATTAGACAACCTGCTTTTCCAGTTATTTCATGATGACGAAGGCAAGCCAAAGAAAAGACTCACATTACGGGAAATGGATAGAGCGTTAGCAATCCACGATCGTAAAGCACGAATAGTTGGATTAAACGCTCCTGAAAAAATACAGGCTGAGGTGATTACTTATGACAACAACGACATCGCCGAATCTCATCGTAGATTCATGGAACTCCTTGCCAACACCCAACAAGCGCAGGGTGACTTGGGAAGTCCACCAAGCGAGACCGGAACAACTACCTGATGACGGTGATTGGTCTACTTGGTTGTATCTTGCTGGTCGTGGTGCTGGTAAAACACGCACAGCAGCCGAATGGTTAGCGTGGCAAGCCGTAAGAAATCCTAATACGCGCTGGGCAGTTATTGCTCCTACCTTTGGTGACGTGCGAGATGTATGTGCCGAAGGAGAGTCAGGACTTATTCCTATTTTGCGCGCATACGATTATGTACACAATTACAACAGATCAAATGGTTCTATTACGTTAAAAAACGGTAGCAAAATTAAATTATTTTCAGCAGATGAACCTGATCGCTTGCGTGGACCACAACATCATGGAGCATGGTGCGACGAGTTGGCTGCTTGGAGATATCCTGAAACTTGGGATCAACTTCAATTTGGTTTGCGCCTCGGACAACACCCACGAACTCTCATTACAACAACTCCTAGACCTACAAAACTTATTCGTTCTCTGAGCGAGCGCACAGATGGAACTGTCAAACTCGTAAGAGGCTCTACTTTTGACAACGCAGCAAACTTAGCGCCACAAGCCCTGCTTGAACTACAGGCACGTTACGCCGGAACAAGAATGGGTCGTCAGGAACTCTTTGGCGAATTGCTGACTGAGTCTGATTCAGCACTTTGGACTCGCACTCTTCTAGAAGAAGCCCGTATCACAAAAGATACGCAACCTACATATTTCAGAATTGTTGTTGCTATTGACCCTGCCGTCACAAGTGGGGAAACAAGCGATGAAACAGGCATAGTCGTGGCTGGCGCTACACCTGATGGGCATTACTACATTCTCGAAGATGGCACTATGCGTGGAACTCCTGATGCTTGGGCGCGCAAAGCCGTCGAGTTGTATCGCAAACACGGCGCTGACAGAATAGTTGCTGAAACTAACAACGGTGGCGATTTGGTGTTAGAAGTGTTGAAGCAAGTAGACAACACAATTCCTTTGCGCAAAGTTACAGCCTCACGAGGTAAAAGAGTTCGTGCTGAACCTGTATCAGCATTGAGCGAACAAGGTCGCTTACACATGGTAGGTGCGTTCCCTGAATTAGAAGATCAGTTAGTTACTTGGGAGCCTGATAGTTCAGATTCACCTGATCGTATGGATGCAATGGTTTGGGCAGTAACAGAGTTGATGGGCAATTCGTTGGCTTTACGTTCATTGGCTGCGATGGCAGACTTTTGTCCTTCGTGTAGATTACCTCTCGTGAAAGGCACGAGGTTATGTCCGAGGTGCAACACGGCGATTGGGGTCAAATGAGTTACTTACTAACAAACGGCAATAGAGAGTTACGAGCCGATGGCATTTTTACATGGTCGCTTCCTGCTTTAGCCGCCAAATTATCTACTGGCAAAAACTTCCTCACTTGCCCTAATGCTGGAGCATGCGCTCAGTTATGTTATGCCCGATCGGGGACATATAACTTCTCCAATGTGAAAACGGCTCATACTCGTAATCTCGAAATGACGCTAAATGACCTAGAGGGATGGCGAGATCGAGTAATTGAGGAACTAAAAGCAAAGCGCTATCAGGGTGGCAAATCAGTACGAATCCACGACTCAGGAGATTTCTATTCGGCTGAGTATTTTGAGGCATGGCTTGAGATAGCCCTAAGCACTCCGGATGTGTTTTTCTACGCTTACACTAAAGAGGTTGCGATGGTCAAAAGTTATGCGCTACCAAGCAACTTCGTAATAATTTACTCAATGGGTGGGAAACAAGATCACATCGTGGATAAAGACAATGACCGTCACGCAGATGTATTCCCTAGCCTTGAGGCGTTACTTGAGGCGGGCTACTCTGATCAGGAAGAGTCCGACCTATTGGCGGCAACTTTACCGACCACTCGAATCGGGATAGTCGTAAATAACATAAAGCACCTACAGAAAAAGCAAGGCGATAAAACTTTCAGCCTTTTACAGATTGAGATGAAGGCGTAATCCGCTATAGTTACACCAGCCTGAATGACAAGGGGCGCTAAAGGAGTTACACAATGGGTTTATTAGACCGTTTAGCCAAAGCAGTTGCAGATAACATAAACAAAGCACCAAGCAATTTACCTGCTGGTTCAGTTGTAATGACAGAACAAGAAATGCGTAACTCGCAACAAGGGCAAACCTACGGTCAACAAACAGCATTATTGCGTAACCCTATTATGTCGGGTGTTCCATTCGGTCCGGGACAACCTATTCTCCCGGGAGCGATTAATCCTCTACGACCAGACGGACGACCAGACCCACGCCGTTACGAATACCAAGTTGCGCAAAACCTCAACATTGGTTCAGAACAAAAGTTAGTTCAATTCAAAACACTACGCGGTGCAGCAGAACAAATTGACATTATTCGCCGTTGCGTAGAAGTATTAAAGGCAAAAATCTCAGGACTTGACTGGGACATTGTTATTTCTGAAGATGCGTCTGAAAAGATTATTGCTGAAATTGGCGGAGAACACACTCGCGCAATGAGCAAGGCTCGCGAGAAGTTTTCAGAAGATATTTACCGTTTGCGTAAGTTTTGGGACAACCCTGATCGCTCAAATGGATTGACTTTTATTGACTGGATGATGATGTCATTAGAAGAAATCTTAGTGTTAGACGCATGGGCTATTTGGCCACAGAAGACTGTTGGTGGCGATCTATACGGCTTTCAAGTATTAGATGGTTCAACTATTAAGCCACTTCTTGATGATCGCGGTATGCGCCCTATGGCACCACAAGCGGCATACCAACAGATTTTGTATGGCTTTCCGCGTTCAGAGTTTCAATCAAACAGCGATGACCAAAATGCCGATGGTGAATTTACTTCTGACGATCTAAGTTATTTTATTCGTAACCGAAGAGCCAACTCAGTTTATGGTTCATCTCCTGTAGAACGCTGCTTACCACTAGCAGATCTTTATTTGCGCCGTCAGCAATGGTTACGCGCCGAATACACCGATGGCGTAACACCTGAAATGATGCTGACTTCTGATGCCGACTTTGGTAATGACCCATTGGTAATGAAGCAATATGAAAATATTATTAACGACAACCTTGCAGGACAAACAGAACAACGCAAACGCGCTCTTATCTTGCCAGCAGGTCTAACACCTCAATTCTATGAAGGCTATGGCGAGAAGTTTAAGTCTGCCCTTGATGAGTATTTGATTACTTCTATTACAGGTCACTTCGGCGTACTACCAACTGAAATTGGATTCTCTCAACGCGGTGGTTTAGGCGCGTCAGGTCATCAAGCAGGAGAAGCACAAGCAGCACAAAGTATTGGCGTTGCTCCACTTGCTCAATGGATTTCTAAGATGCTGACAAATATTTCTTACACCTATCTTGGTATGCCTCGTGAACTTGAATTTAAGTTTATGATTGAAGAAGGACATGACACCGAAGCAGAAGCCAAAAAGTCTGATTTAGAAGTACGCGGTGGCGGTAAAACTATTAACGAACGCCGTACAGAAATAGGTTTACCACTTCTCGATACACCAGCAGCAGATCAACCAATTCTTGTNGCTGGTAATGGCGTTTATCTATTTAGCCCTGACGGTATTGTCAATGCTGCTAATCCAACACCATTAGCAGAAGAATTTGACCCTGACACAAACCCAATGCAAAAACCTGCCGTTGAAGCACCTACTGTTTCTGATGCGCAGACAAATCTTAATCCTTTACCTAACAAAGATAAGCCTGCACCTGACGCACCAAAGCCAACTGACGACATAGTCAATCAGGCTGACTTTGAAAAGGCTGGCGTTCCATCTAAGGCAGAAGTCAAAGATGCACTATCTCGTTTAGCGATCTTGCCTAACGAAGCAGCCGAACATCCAACATCTGACAACCCTGAGAAGTTGGCTGAATCTGTAGAAAGTCCTTGGCCAGTAGTTGATACCGCCGATGGTAATTACATCGTCAATCCTGATGTATGGCAAAAGGCTCAACTAACCCTCGTCAATATCAAAGAACTTTACGGCACAAACTACGGAATGAACCGTAAGAATGTTGCCGACCATATTGAGTCTATGGGTCAAGCCCTAACGCCTTATCGCGGATACCCACTTGTGTTCAACGATGGCGATAAGAACATCATCATTGACGGACACCATCGTCTATTCGCTATGTGGTTATTGGGAATGGACCAAGCCCCTGTATGGCTAGGCACTCCTGATATGGCTGAGAAGGCTGCGCAAGAGATCGAAGACTTTATCCATTGGACACGCAAGGCTGATCGCCCACGCAAGTTCGATTTCAAGTTCGTAGACATGATCGTGGGAGATGCGTTGAACCGTTGCTATTTCGATGGCGACAAAGAAACGATGAAATCTTTGGCTAAGGCTTATCTGCAATGACTCTCGGTGTCCATCAAGTAGATGGGCGCATAGCGGCAAACGCAGCAGTTAAAATCCGCGCAGCGCTCCGAAAGAGCGTAGATGCTAAAAAGATAATTTTTGATTATCGCATGACGCACCCTACGGTCAGCGAATTTATCTCACAAGATCGCGCTCGCGCTCGCGCATGGGCTATGCATAATGTGACAATAGATAACTCAGCACTCAACGCAGCGTTGCGCCAGCATTACGCAGATATGTATGTGACTGGCGTTGCTTCAACTTACGATGCTTGGGGCAAAATCCTACGAACCAGAAAAGCCCAGAAGAACCCACCCCATAACTGGGATCCCGGAGCCTTTGCTCTCGCAGCATTGAAAGAAACTCCAAATTGGGACACATGGAAACCCGGAAACTATGCTGCTGAAGCCTTAGTGCGTCCCGCAGGTGGATTAGAAAAACTGTTAAACGGCATTAAAATCCAATCTCTTGACTTAAATAAGAGCAGTTATGACCGCTTGGGAACGCAATTAGCAGACGGCTTTGCGATAGGATTAAGCCCTACAAAACTTGCTGCATCTATCGAGGACTCACTATCAAGCCCTAGCCGCTCACTTACTATCGCTTTGACCGAAGGCTCTCGCGCTGCTAATGCTGCAATTATGGACTCTTATCAAGCACTAGGAGTAGCGCAGATTCAATGGGTTGCTGCTGACCCTTGTGAAGAATGTGATATTGACGGTGAGATTGCAGATGTAGATGGAACATTTAGTAATGGCTTATCAGCCGATGACATTCCAGTTCATCCAAACTGCCGTTGCAATACAGCACCCGCACCTGTCGACTGGTCTACTTTCGACTATGCTGGTTCACTAGACGCAGCGCTTAACGCAGACAATTAAAATAAGCATTACAATTTACGATAATCCGAGATAAGGAAAAAAATGGCTCTTATTCACACAAACATTACAGTTGGCACAAGCCCAACACCTTTAGTCACACTTCCTAACGGAGTTGGCTATGTAGCAGTTCAAATTCAAAACCGCGATAGCGTTGCAATCTATGTTGGCGATTCAGCCGTGACAGCAGCATCAGGCGCAAACGGTGGTCACACAGTTGCTGCTACAACAGGTTCATTCCAAATTTGGATGCACGGTAATGAAACCATTTATGCAATTTCAGCAGCAGGTACTTCTACTGGCGCAGTATCAGTCCTCTATTCGGCATAAGGAGTAACAATGGATTTTGCTAACAGTTATGCAGCAATTATTAAACAAGAAAAGCAAGACGATGGTTCACTATTAGTTTATGGAAAAGCAACTGACGACTCTTTGGACATTGACCAACAAATTTGTGACGATGTTTGGCTTTCTTCGGCTATGCCTGAATGGTTTAAGTCAGGTGGAAATATCAGAGAGCAACATTCATCTATCGCAGCAGGAGTAGCAAAAGA